TGGATGTGACATCAAATCTTATTAAAGATGTTGCAGATAAGACCGGAACTGCACCTACAGAACCGAAGGAATAATAAAGATGACATGGAAGTCATTACTTCTTGTATAAATACTCTGATACAGAGGATACATCATGTCACTTACAGAAAACAAAAACTTCTTACAACCTACGGGATTTCGTGTTATAATTGAGCGCGAGACGTATGGTAATCTTGAGTTCTTTGCTCAGTCGGTTCAACATCCGGGCGCTAGCGTGTCTGCTGTAGAGATTCCTATTCCTAGGATTCAAGGGTTGCCTATGCCAGGCGACACCATTTCGTATGGAGAGTTGTCTTTAAACTTAATCCTAGATGAAGACCTAACTGCATATAAAGAAGTTCAAAAGTGGTTAGAAGATTCTGTTTATCAAAAGGTAGACGGAATACACCACGATATCACAGTAATTGTGTTGACAAGTCACAACAACTTCTGTGCACAAATCAAATATAAGAACTGTATACCTACACAGTTAGGTGCTATAGAACTTACCTCAACCATAGGTGACGTTACCTATATAAACTTCGATACCACTTTCAGATTCACCGAATTTGAATTGTCATGAGTTTAAAAAAGTACTCAATCAAGAACGGTGTCGTTCTGAGTATTCTCGAAGATTTTCGTTATACCTATCGGGAACTATACCAACCAGAGAAATCTAATCGTTGTCTCTTTTCAGAATTGAAAGGTATGGCTGACGTGTACACTGGCGAAGATGAAATGTGGAGAATCATTGACATGGGTGAAGAACATGATGGTTCCGCATCCACGTCCGTGTGTTATCCTATCAAACCAGAACATTACAATGGTACTCACCCCGAAGAGTATGCGAAGACATGGCACAATCTGAACACTAGTTTGACCGAAGAGTTGGGCGTACAACATAGTGCACTATCCACACTATATCCTCCACAGGGGTTTATTGGTTGGCACAATAATGCAAACGCTTCCGCATATAACCTTATCTTCACTTGGTCGGAAAAAGGTGACGGGTGGTTTAAGTATGTTGATCCAAAGACCCAAGAGGTCGTAACTGTTCAAGATGAGAAGGGATGGAATCTCAAGGCGGGACACTTTGGTACATATGGTTCTGGTGACGTGGTGTATCATGCCGCCAGTACCAATTGTTACAGAATGACACTGTCCTATGTCCTAGGACATGATGAAAATTATTGGCAAGATTGTATTGATTTTATAACGAGTTAGTGTTATAATATATACCTTATACACATTAGGTTTTTTATATGATGATAGATTTAGAGTCCATTCTTAAAGAATGGCAAGAGGACTGTGAGATATCACAGCACCAACTGGACGAAGTTTCTCGACAGACTCCATCACTACATGCAAAGTATTTGCAGTATCTGGCTCTCGCCAAATTACAACTCAAACGTTCTGAAAACAATCAGAAGACGTTACTAAAACAAAAGTTCTTATACTACAACGGGAAGATGTCTCAAGAAGAGATATTAGCAACTGGATGGGATTTAGACCCCTTTAATGGTTTGCGCATGTTGAAAGGTGAGATGGATTATTATTATGATTCAGACCCTGAGATACAGAAGTCTGAGGAAAAAATCATCTATCACAAGACACTTATCGAATCCCTAAGTAATATAGTCGACACGTTGAAGTGGCGACATCAAACCATTAAAAATATGATTGATTGGAGAAAGTTCGAAGCCGGTGGATAATAAGATACGGATAAGGATGAAAGACCACTCCCATTTCATGGTAGAGGCCCATCCAGCACAAGAAAATGAATTGAGGGAATACTTCTCTTTCTTCGTGCCTGGCTATAAATTTATGCCAGCATTCAAGTCTCGTCACTGGGACGGGAAGGTGAAACTGTACAACATGGTTTCAAAACAAATGAACGTGGGTCTCTATACACATCTGCGTCGTTTCTGTGCAGACCGTTTTTATCAGTTAGAAATACTCGAACATGAGGTCTATGGGATACCATCCTTCAAAGAGGATATCGACCACCCCGCTCTGATTGATTTCTTATCTCTTCTGGAGGTACCTTTCAAACCTAGAGACTACCAGTACAAAGCTATTGCTCATGGAGTCGAGAACAGACGATGTCTTCTGTTAAGTCCTACAGGTAGTGGTAAGTCCTTCATCATTTACAACCTTCTACGGTATTGTTATGAAGTGACCGAAGGGAAGATATTGGTCATTGTTCCTACCACCTCTCTGGTGGAACAAATGTACAAAGACTTTGCTGACTATGGTTATGATGCTGATGAGTTCTGTCATAAGATATACTCTGGTAAAGAAAAGGTTACTGACAAGAGAGTTATCATCTCTACGTGGCAGTCAATCTATAAGTTTGGTAAGGAGTGGTTTGAACAGTTCAACACCGTCTTTGGTGATGAGGTACATCTTTTCAAAGCAAAGTCTCTCTCTACGATGATGGACAAGTGCACCGAAGCACAATACAGATTCGGTCTTACCGGAACACTTGATGGGACTGAAACGAATAAGTTAGTGTTAGAAGGTTTATTCGGCCCTACGTTTACGGTGACACGCACCGTGGAATTGCAAAAGAATAAACAACTAGCGGAGTTAGACATCTCAATTATTCTTTTACGTTATCACAGTGATATCTGTAATATGATGAGAGATAAAAACTATCAAGAAGAACTTGACTATATTGTTACATATGAGCCTCGCAATAAGTTTATAAGTAAGATTGCACTAGACCAAACGGGCAATACTTTGGTGATGTTTCAGTTTGTAGAGAAACATGGTAAGGTGTTGCATGAAATGATTAAGTCGTTAGCGCCTGAAGGAAGAAAAGTGTTTTATGTATCGGGTGAGGTAGATGCGACTGATCGAGAACAGATACGAGGAATTGTAGAAAACGAAAATGACTCTATTATTGTTGCCTCTCTTGGCACTTTCAGCACTGGCATCAACATCCGCAACTTGCATAATATTGTATTCGCGACTCCATCCAAATCGCAAGTTAAAGTCCTCCAATCGATTGGTCGCGGTCTTCGTCAGTCTGATGACGGTCGGACTACTAAGCTTATTGATATCGCTGATGATTTGCATGTCAAGTCTCATAAGAATTTTACTCTGAAACATAGCGCTGAAAGGATTAAGATATATACTAAAGAGGGATTTAAATACAAAGTGTATCCCATTGACCTAAAACCTATAATATCTAAGGATAATAAAGATGAGTTCTTCAGTTAAACATTTGAAGTTAGTTACTGGCGAAGAAGTTATATGTGAAGTTCTGGACGAAACCTCCGGTTCTATAATTGTTAATAATGCAATGAGTCTGATGCAGAACACACTGAAGACGGGTGAGAAGTTTTTTACTTTTAAAACGTATATGGTCTATCAGGACACTCCCACCAATGTTATTGTCATTTTTACTGATAAACTTATGTCTCTAGCTGTTCCTGCTGAGGAAATGTTGCAACAGTATAAAACTGCTCTTAAAGAGATGGCTAACTATCTTGAAGAGAATTACAACGAAGGTGTCGAGGATATGCATAATGAAGAAATGTCATTAGAAGATTTTTTAGATGATATGAGGAAAGAAAGTGACGTATTTGATTCAGATGTTACAGGAATGATACCAAACTAATCCTTATATACCCCTCTGGACAACAAGCTAGATTATACACTATAAAACACTATCTGTCAAGGGTAGAGGTAAAAAAAATGTTATTACATATTATTATTCCGTTAAGCACATTTATTCCCAAGAGGTTCGCGGCATACGTCTTCGGGCCTATCATCTTTGTTCGTAAAGCACACAGAAATAACACCGCTTTGATAGAGCATGAGAAAGTTCATGTCCATCAGTTCTGGAGAACGTTTTGTACTCACGGGATTTGGTATCAGTTCAATAAAGACTATCGACTTCGTTCTGAAGTGGAAGGTTATGCTGTACAGATAAAGGTTAGACAAGAGTTAGGTCTTGCACCACACTTTGAACGGTACGCAACTTTTATCTCCACTCATTATAACTTAGATGTCACTGTTGAAGAGGCACTAGAGTTGTTAGTTAAACAACATAAAACGTTATGATAGTAGGGTTCACTTGTTCATCATTTGACCTGTTACATGCGGGACACGTTGCTATGTTGCGTGATGCAAAGGCACATTGCGATTACCTTATATGTGGGTTACAGGTTGACCCTTCCCTAGACCGTTCTAACAAGAATTCTCCGGTGCAGACCATAGTTGAGAGATATTCTCAGCTGAATGCAGTTGGATATGTCGATGAGATTATTCCGTATGTGACTGAACAAGACTTAGAAGACATTCTTGCCATGTATCAGATTGACTTGCGTATACTAGGTGAAGAGTATAGAGACAAAGACTTCACAGGCAAGGATATTTGTAGGAAACGAGGTATACAATTATACTTCAATGAAAGGTCGCATAGATTCTCATCTAGCGATTTACGAAATAGAGTAATGCATATTGATTGACAAACGGTCTATAAAATGTTATAATAGACCCTAAATTAATGGAATAGTATATCATGAAACCAAAAGAAAAACCCCATTACGTAAGTAATAAAGATTTCTCAAACGCAGTAGTAGAATACTGCACCACTGTCAAGGAAGCTAAAGAACAGGGTAAACCACACCCTGTGGTGACTAACTATATTGCTACTTGTTTTTTAAAGATCGCAGAAGGACTTTCTCACAAGGGGAACTTCGTTCGTTACACTTATCGTGAAGAGATGGTGATGGACGCTGTGGAGAACTGTCTCAAAGCAATCGAGAACTATGATATTGAAGCTGCTACCCGTTCGGGTAAACCAAATGCATTCGCATATTTCACACAGATATCATGGTATGCATTCCTCCGAAGAATTCAAAAAGAAAAGAAACAACAAGACATCAAGATGAAGTATATTGCTGAAGCACATATTAGCGCATTCATGGATGGTGACGGTGAAGGTTTCTCTCAACAAGCTTCTCCCTTCATAGATACTCTGCGCCAACGTATCGATGTTGTAAAAAACGCAGATGACGATTTCAAACAATATGTTAAAGAAGAGAAGAAAAGAAAAAGACGTGCTGTAAATGTCGACTCTGACTTATCCGATTATCTGGAGTAAATATTGAAAGTCATCACAGCAGTATTATACCTATCTTTCGCAACAACGGGTGATATCTCTGATGACCAGTGCAGAAGTCTGGTTATAGACAACTTGGGTAAAGATGCAAAGAAACTTGCAATATCCCATGGTGTTACCTATGTATGTACAACCGCTACACCTGTCGAAAGAATGCGTAAAATTTCTATTGATAATCAGAAATCACTTAAACGTGAAAAAAATAAAAAACTAGGTAACCAAACCTTTGAAAGGTGTGGAGACAATTTTTGTGAAACTACTAACCTTCCACCGGATTATAATATGCAATTAGAATAAAGACTTGACACATGCCATTTATTGTAGTATAATAGTCGTCATATAAATTGAGTTGAGTCATTTATGAAAATCGCAATACTGAATGATACCCACTGCGGATGTCGGAATTCCTCTGATATCTTCATGGATTATCAAGAACGCTTTTACACCGAAGAGTTTTTCCCCTATCTCCTAGAGAACGGTATAACCCAGATTCTACATTTGGGGGATTACTATGATAATCGTAAAACTATTAACCTAAAGGCGTTAAATCACAACCGCCGTATCTTCTTGGATAGGCTTCGGGATCACAATATTCATATGGATATTATCCCCGGCAACCATGACGTTTACTTTAAAAATACTATCGAATTAAACTCCTTGAAAGAGTTGATGGGTCACTACATCAATGAGGTTGATATCCTCATGGATCCTATAGTCCGTGATTATGGTGGTGTAAAGTTTGGTCTGGTTCCTTGGATTTGTCCTGAGAATGAGAAAGAGGTTCTGACCTTCTTGGACAACTGCGGTGCTGATGTCATCGGTGGCCACTTTGAACTCGCAGGATTTGAGATGGATAAGGGTATCGTATGTCACACTGGTATGGATCCGAAACCTCTAGAACGTTTTGAAACCGTGTTGTCCGGACACTTCCATACTAAATCCAGTAAGGGTAATATCACTTACCTAGGCTCGCAGATGGAGTTCTTCTGGAACGATGCGCACGACCCCAAGTACTTCCACATCTACGACACCGAAACTCGTGAGATGACTCCAGTACAGAATAAGGTCACTCTATTCCACAAAATATATTATGATGAAGACACTATCAATTACTTCGAAGACCTATCATATCTGAACGGCAAGTTCGTTAAGTTGATTGTGTCTAACCGTTCTGATATGCAGAAGTTTGAGAGGTATGTCGATAAGATTCAGATGCAGAAGATACACGAACTGAAGATTGCCGAAGACTTCAAAGAATTCCGAGGAGAAAATGTCTCGGATACTGATATAACTATTGACGACACCGAAACTTTAGTGTATAATTATATCCAAGAAGTAGAAACCGACTTAGACAAAGAACGTATTAAGGCTGTAGTATCTGAACTAATGATTGAAGCGCAGAGTGTCGAGATTGCATGATTAAATTTGAAACCTTACGTTGGAAGAATTTCCTTTCAACTGGTAACTATTTTAACGAAATAAACTTCCTAGACAGTTCGACCAACCTTATTGTTGGTGAGAACGGTGCTGGTAAGTCTACGATGCTTGACGCGTTGTCGTTTGCATTGTTTGGTAAGGCGCACCGAAAGATAACCAAGAATCAGTTAATCAACACAATCAATAATAAAGACTGTGTGACTGAGGTTACCTTCAGTGTTAATACTGTCCAATATCGTGTGGTGCGGGGGATTAAACCTGCTAAGTTTGAAATCTGGAAAGACGGTAGTATGATTAACCAGAGTTCACACGCACGGGAATATCAGGACATTCTTGAGAAGAACGTCTTTCAGATGTCTCACAAGAGTTTCCATCAGATTGTTGTTCTAGGTTCGTCGTCTTTTGTTCCGTTCATGCAACTCAACTCAACCTCTCGGCGTGACGTGATAGAAGACCTCCTTGACATTAACATATTCTCTAAGATGAACATGTTACTCAAGGAGAAGACCTCTCTCCTTAAAGGCGAACTTGAGAACAACACCCATTCTATTGAAGTGGTCAAGACTAAGATTAATGCACAGAAGAAGTATATCCGTGACTTGACCGCAATCAACACCCAACACCGTAAAGATAAAGAGGGTGAGATATCAGATATTCGAGATGAAATCGAAGAACTAAATGCTGCGAACAGCGATTTATCTGAGACGGTTAACACTCTATTACCCACTATCACTGACAGTCTAACTAGTGTTCGTTCTAATAAACAGAAACTAGACCAATACTATGCGCAGTTTAAGACACAGGTTAAGTCTGTAGTCAAGGAGGCAAAGTTCTTTGACCAGAATGAAGTGTGTCCTACTTGCGAACAAGACATTGCAGAAGAGTTGCGTAATGATAAAAAGGATGCAGCAACCGCCAAGGCTAAAGAACTGAAGATTACAATGGATGAGGCGGAAGTTCAGCAGAAAACCTATGGAGATGAGATAGTTTCTTTGGAAACACAGATGAACGCTTGTCTTGCAGATCAGAACACGTTGAACAACAATCAGCAAACCATCTCTCGTTTACAAAGGTCTATCGATAAACTTCGTACCGACTTGGACAACATGGCGGATAGTTCGGGCGACATGGGACAGGCCAACACTGACCTTAACTCTCTAGATTCTGAATTGCACCAGAGGACTGATGAGAAGTATGTTCTTAATGAGAAGGCATCTTACAATCGTATTGCTGGTGAGTTGCTTCGTGATACGGGAATCAAGACTAAGATTATCCGACAGTACATTCCGGTCATCAATGAGTTGACCAACAAGTACTTGCAGATTCTAGACTTCTTCGTTCACTTTGAACTAGATGATAGTTTCAGTGAAACCATCCGGTCACGATATCGCGACACGTTCTCTTACGACTCGTTCTCCGAAGGTGAGAAACAGCGTATTGACCTGTCCCTACTATTTACTTGGCGTCAGATTGCCAAGATGAAGAATTCTGTATCGACTAACTTGTTGATACTGGATGAGACGTTCGACTCTTCGTTGGACGGTGAAGGTGTAGATAACCTTATGAAGATTATCGACACATTGAAAGAAGACACTAACGTCTTCGTAATCTCTCACAAGACTGAACTTGAGGATGCTCACTTCGAACGCAAGCTGACATTCGTTAAAGATAAAAACTTCAGTCGAATGAAAGAAAGCACTTGACACACGGGTGTAAACTCTGTATAATGGTCACCATACTAACTAAGGAATACAACAATGGAACTATCTAGTCGCACGGTCGAGATACTGCGTAACTTCTCGACAATCAATCCAAACATTGTAGTCAATGGCGGTAACGTCCTGAAGACTATGTCGATAGCAAAGAACATCGTATCTCGAGCTGAGATCGAAGAGACCTTTCCGAACACTTTCGGTATCTATGACCTCTCTGAGTTCTTGTCTGTATTGTCGTTGGTGGATCGTCCATCAATCACTTTCGGTGAGAACTTCTGTACCGTATCAGACGGTAGTGGTCTATCTTCTGTTAAATATTTCTACTCAGACCCTGAGATGCTTTCTGCTCCTAAGAAAGATATCGTGATGCCTGAGTGTGAAGTCAAGTTCTTGCTTACTAACGAAACTCTAAGTAAGATTAAACGTGCGTCATCTGCACTTGGTTATGACAACATCTCTATCCGTCCAAACGGAAATTCAATTGAGATTACTGTAGTTGATGCCAATGACTCCACGTCTAACTCATACTCGGTATTGGCCGAAGGTTCTTTCCCCGAAGGAACTGACTTCAACTTTATCATGGGTGTGGGAAATATGAAACTGTTGGGTGGTGACTATGAAGTCTCTGTTTCAACTAAACTAATATCTCATTTCAAATCAACTGATTCAGATACGCAATATTTTATTGCACTTGAAAAGTCATCTACTTACGGAGCCTAAAATGACTGAAGAACAAAAAACATTAAATGACCTAGCAAACCGTGTAGCACGTTCTTGTATTGCTGTTGTCGACACTGTAGTGACCCGTGGTGGTTTTAAAGGTGAAGAACTGACTACTGTCGGTCAACTACGTGACCAAGCAATCCAAGTTGTCGCACTCTACGAAAATGTCGCGAAAGCATTTGCCGAAGAGTCTGCGAAAGCTGATTCGGACACCAAGAAGAAGTAAACCCTTATCGGTCTCTTGAATCATAATGTCTTTGCCCAAGATATGATTTGAATTGAACTTATATATAATATGCCTTATTTGATTCAAGAGACCACCTTAATTGTTAAAGTTAAATTCCAATATTGCTAAAGAGTCCGCAGTACATGTGTTGACGGGGGCAATGATTAATTATCCGCTCAACATATTTTTTCTGTGGTTAATTATAGAACAGTGGGGTATAACAGATCCATTCTGGATTACTAACATAATCACTTTCTGGTTCTCAATTACTGCGTTCACCCGCATATACATAATAAGGTCATATTCAGAAAAACGTAAGAAACGAAGGCCCGTGTAGCTCAGTTGGTAGAGCACCTGACTTGTAATCAGGATGTCGTAGGTTCGACTCCTATCGCGGGCTCCATTCCCTAAAGTGTCTAAAACGACACCCCTTCCAACTAAAATCTGTATTACCCGTATCAGAAAAAATCATACCTTTTAAACTATCATTTTTGATAAATAAAGGTC